GTCGAATCTGGGCAGCCGATTGAGGTATACACTCTAACGCTCGGATCTACCGTATATCGTTGGACCGGAGCCGAGGATACCCAATCTTTTGGAGGAAATACCTTTACTCCCATCGAAATATACAGAAGCAGTATTGTACAGGGACAAGAAGACAGAGATGGAACAATGGAGCTGGAGGTGCCTTCATCTAACTCTTTTGTTCAGTCTTACATCGACATACCTCCGTCAGATCCTGCTTCTGTTGAAATAGTAAAGTTTCACCGAGGAGACGCATCTAGTAGCGCGTCTATTTGGAAAGGCAAGGTACAGTCGGTTTCGTTTTCTGAACAAAACGAAAAAGCAAAAATAATCTGCAGACCGGATTTGGGAACAACGTCTAGGCCAATACCTAGACTGACGTTTCAAGTACAGTGCAATCATTTTTTGTACGATAACCAATGCCAGGTAGCCGAAGGAAGCTTTAAGCACACAGACATTGTGTCTGCGGTCTCAAACAGCGGAAAAGTTTTGACGGTAGATAACCTCTCCTCTAACGGTTCTGATTGGGCGATAGCAGGGCACGTTGTGTTCGGAAGCGACAAAAGACTTATACTGAACCAGTCAGGTAACGATATTACACTAAATACCCCGTTTCGGACGTCGCCAAACGGAGCCACAGTGGACGTACAGGCCGGGTGCGACCACACGGCGGCAACTTGCAAAAGTAAGTTCAGTAATTTAGTTAATTTCGGCGGGTTCCCGTTTATTCCTAATGGAACAGATGGTCGAGACATATTTCAGGATGGGATTTTGTAATATGGGATTTTGGATGACTCTAGCGCTGTTTGCTCTTACCACCATATTGCAGGAATTGATCCGCCCAAAGCCGGAATTCGAAAACAAAAGACCTGCTAATTTGGGAGACTTTAAGTTTCCAACAACTACGGAAGGTAGAGCTGTTCCTTTAATAGTTGGAACAGTTAAAATGGACGCTCCAAACGTAGGGTGGTACGGAGATCTTAGACAGGAACCAATTAAGGTAAAAAGAAAAACAGGGCTTTTCTCGTCGGTAAGACAGATTATCGGTTTCAGATACTATCTGGGAATACAGCTAGACTTTTGTTTAGGTGAAGTTTCGGAAATAAAACGAATCTGGTACGGGCCGGATGAGCTAGTAAGTACGCCCCAGGTCGGGGCAGGAACTATTTCTGTAGATTTGCCGGAATTTCTTGGAGGAGAAGATCTAGGAACGGGAGGCTTGGTAGGCGACATTAAATTTATAACCGGGTCTTCCACACAAACGTCAGATAGCTATCTTCAAAACCATCAATTGATTTCCGGAGAAACTCCTGCCTATCGAGGAACATGCCAGCTAATATGGGCGGGAGGATTGGTCGGTACTTCTACCAGCATAAAATCTTTTTCCGCCGAATTAGTCAGGATACCGGATGGGCTAGATCTTGCTACAGCACATCTTGGGCAAAACGACGTAAACGACCATATCGTAAACACGAACGATGCTAACCCTGCTAACTTTATTTACGAGATTCTTACAGACAAAAAATGGGGCTTAGGAGAACCTGTTTCAGCTATAAATTTAGATTCTTTTAGAACCGCCGGAGGTACTTGGGCAACAGAAAGCAATGGCATCTCTATGATTATCGATTCCCAAAAAGATGCTGTTGAGATACTTCGAGAAGTAGAAAGGCAGACTGACTCCTTTTTGTATTTTGACCAGTCCTCTAAACAGTGGAAGATCAATTTGGTTCGAGGAGGATACACCATCGCCTCTGAGCCTCAGATAACTGACTCCACTGCTCTGGAGGTTGTTTCTTTTACCAGGGCCTCTTGGGAAGACACAACCAACGAGATTAGAGTAAGCTATGCGGATAGATCTAAAAACTACGGAGAAACTTTTGCAACGGCACACGATGGGGCGAATTGGTCTCTACAGAGCGAAAGATCCATTTCTACCACAGAAAACTACCCTGGGGTCAAAAACGCGACGTTGGCCAACGCAATCGCCTGGAGATCGCTTAGAACTCTATCATTTCCCATTGCTAGGGTAACCGTTGTGGTAGACAGATCTTTTTATACGCTTGTTCCGGGAGATATCGTAGGATATTCTTCAACTAAGCTTGGTATTTCTCAGTTACCGATGAGGGTACAAAGAATCGATTACGGGACAATTGATTCCCCAAATATCACCCTAGATCTAGTACAAGACCTTTTTGAAACCCAATCCGGAGCCTACGCCGACCCTGCGGGAACAGGTTGGACAGCACCAAGCCCTAGTCTGGTAGCTATTCCTTCGGCTCAAAGCGTTGTAATAGAAGCGCCCAGGGCGCTGATTGTGCGTGACCCAGATAATCAGTCTCCGGTTTTGCCTAATCGGGTATTTGCTTCTGCGGGATACCAAAACGATGGGGCTTCTGATTTCCGTATCTACCAGGACAGCTCAGGAACCTACACAGAAGACGGAACGGTAGGTGGGTTTTGCTACATAGGCGAGCTAAACGCCTCTATTTCCGCCGGAACAGCTAACCCTACAGGCGTATCAGAAACTATTGTCGTAAATACCGCTAATTTCGATACGGAATCGGAAATATTAAACGCATTCACTGTAGGTGCAGGCAGCGAAGACACCGGGCTTTCTTTGGTAAATCTGATCTATATCGGAGGAGAGTTCTTTGGTGTTCAAAGCGCTTCAGACGGAGGAACCGATTTAGTAGACCTAGACACCACATATAGAGGAATGCTGGATTCCGTGCCGAAAGACCATGCGTCTGGAGAAAAAGTTTACTTAATCATGGAATCCTCCGGTCTTTCGTCTACCGGACTGACTGGGACATCTTCGTTTAATGTAAAACTAAGATCTAGAGGCTTTGACGGGTCCGAGCTGGCAGAAGGAACAGCTACCACTATTGCCTTATCTTTTTCTGATCGTTACAGAGCCCCCTATCCTCCTACTGCCTTACAGCTAAACAATGACAACTGGGGAGCCTCTGGCAACGTGGACCTTGATGATGCGTTCGACTCCGACACAAGCTCAGGCAGTGATTACGAACAAAAAGGTCTTCAGGTAGAATTTTTAAGAAGAGACTATAGAACGCTAAACGAAGTGACGAACCTATCTACGGACGCACTAACGGCTAGTTCAGACTTTTTGACAGACACGTCCACCGAATACCAAGTAAAACTGTACAACGACCCGACAGGAACAAACAACCTCTTAGCAACAAAGACGTGGGATGGTACCAGTGGAAATAATTTATTTGAGATAAACCGAACCGAGATACTCAACGCAATGACGACTCCCGGAGAAGTGCCATCAGCCCTGCGGGCCGTAGTCGAAACGAGACACACTGTAGATGGAGATGTTGTAGAGGCCGTTAACAATATTGACTATAATTTTGACTCGGAGTCTACTGCGTTAGCGGACGATGTTAACGGCGGAGCGGTTAGCCAAAATACTTGGGCTACAATTTATTCTTCTGCTCCTGATACCGCGCTTTATACCATAACACTTGGTACGAGTTTTCCAACTAACGGCGCTGTGGAGTATAGGATAAACGGAGGAGCGGGCAGTACCGCTCTAGCTTTCGGAAATACAACTTCTAAACTAACGGGAGTTAGCGCTGGGGATACTGTAGAAATACGCCACACTAGCTCAGATTCCGGTTTAGAGAAGTTTTGTTATGTTACGTCGCAAGGATCTTCTACCGTTGGTGGATACGCTATATTCGTGTAGGAAGAGGTTTTATCGTGGACTCAAAAGACCCTGTTGTGTGGCACGAAGTTTTGCATTCTCTAACGCGCATAGAGTCTAGAAACACTATTGCTGACGAGCGAGCAGAGCGCATGGAAGAGCGCATCGAATCACTAGAAAAACGAGTAGAGAACGTAGATGAGTCTTTGCGAGGAAACGGACGCCCAGGGCTGAAGGAAAGGCACGTTGGGCTAGAGCAAAGAGTTAATAACGTGTCGTCTATTCTAAAGTGGATAGCTGGAGTAGGAGCGGCTGTTATTGCTGCCGGAATTTCTTGGATTTTATTTAATTAGGTATTGACAACAATTGTTTGAGTGGTAAGGTAGTGGTATGAAAGACCTTACCCCTACCCAACACATCGTGCTGGACGCCTATCTAAAAAATGGCGGGAATATTCGCGCTACCGCTAGAGAGCTAAAAAGAGACCCTAAAACAATTAGGGAACACTTACAGAAAATTGAGCACAAGCTCGGTTCTCTTAAGCCGGTAGCCAAAGGAGACATCGAGTATTCGGAGCC